TAATGCTTCTCACCATCGATGTTGATGGGGCTGATCTTGGGAACTTCCTGGATCCCCCCGCCCATCATCGTGGCATAGGCAACCGCCTTGTCGATCTCGGTCAGGTCCATAGTATTGCCGACTTCACAGGTTCCCTTGGTGGTGCCGTCCGCATAGATGATGTGGTCGCTGTCGGGCGCCGTGAAGGAGTTATTTGCAAACCCGGTGTAGGTCGTCGGGAACACAAATTCCGTGTTCACCCCCCGGGCCCCGGAAAGGTACATGAAGAAGAGCTCGTCGAACACTCTCGCCCACCATTCCGACTGGCGCTTCCTGGCAACGGCGCGCAGGTCATGCAGAGTGCGCTTGCGAGTCATCCGGCCCCCAGTGTTGACGCCGCCCCTCATCTGATCGATGTAGACTGCCGTTTATGTTCGCCTTGGTTCGCTACTCCAAGACCGCCCCTTTGGGCTGCTGCATGTTTCCATGCAGACCAGACTATATCATGACCCATTCTGGTCAATGGGTCCGGCGCACTTCCAGCCGCTTGGCCGTACTCCCTTACGGGATAGTCGTTGAACCTTTTTTGTGAGGACAGATGCCTCCATTGCGGGCTTTGCCAAAATTGCAATTCATGCAAAGCACCTGGAAGCCTTCGGGATAACCATGTTTATGAAGCCAGTGATAAATGCCGGCCGTTCCCTGGATCTTGTGCTTTCGAAGCATGTATCCATCATTGTTGATGTGGTCCAGGGACAAGAACAAGGGTTCGGTTTCTCCGCAACAGGCGCATTGATAACCACCATAATGCTGGAAAGCGAGATCCTTGTACTTTTGTCTTGATCGCACCGCGAGTTCTCGAAGATATTTCCTTCGCTCTTCGGAATGCAATCGAGGTTCGCATTTTCTCTTTTCGTAGGCTTCGCGCTGCCGTTGTCTGGCACGTTCGTAATTCTCGTTGTACCATTGCTTCTTTCGGGCAGCTTCACATGATTTACATTCATGGCGCCGATACCCTTCTCGGCCCTGAGCGACGTTGAACTCTTCAAGCGGCTTTTCAATGCCACAGGTCTTGCACTTCCGCTCAACCTCAAGGATTGATTGTCTCCTCTCGGATTCGCAGGCAATACAAGACCGGCTTCGATAACCTCTCCTCTTATCGTAGAGAAAGAAGTCATCGACTGGCTTTGTCGCTCCGCATGTTTTGCAGGTTCTTGTCTGATCCATGAATGTTTCATTATCATAACCTTGACCAGATGTCTACTTGAATCCTCACAAAACTTGGCTGCTGATTGCCCTCGGCATGATCCGTTAGGGGTTTCCAGCAATTCACGCCGTTTGCAACTCGGGCTTACGCCGCGAGTGGGACTAACAGACTGTAATCCGTGTAGAAATTGAGCGCCTCTTCCTTGCCCTCAAGAATGGCATCACCCTCGATGGGTTGCATCTTGAGCTGCATCGACAGATCGAAAGTGATCTGTTCCCCGGCATCATTCTCGAGCTGAGTGAGCCGCTGAATCGGCATGGAGGAATTCTCGCCCTCCCCCATGAACTTCCTGGAAAAATACGAAGTCCGTGCAATATCCACGGCAAGGTAGCCGGAATACCGCTTGACGGCTTTCGCGTCATTCAAACCGATAATCGTCTTGGCCATTTTGGGCCTCCTCTGTTTTGAAATCGAGGCCCTCCTGAGCCAATCCGCCCGGAGCGGGATGTCCTTCCCTGCTCCACAATATTCTTACAATCCCTGTCTATCGGGGATGATCCCGAGACTTCACTCGATTCGTCGTTTCCATTGGCGTTCCATCCTCTTGCTTGCGTGAAATGACGATATCCTTGCCTGCGCGAACGGATAGCCTGATTCGCCGGCCGGTCTTCTTGCCAATCTGAATCGTGATCCGGCCGTTATCGATGTCGATCCATTCGCCTTGCAGCATGTCCATGAACAATGCCATGTTACTGCCTCAGGTAGCGGTCTTGTTGGTCGGGAGTAAGACGCGAAAGCGCCTTCTCGAACTCGATGCCCGACAGATTATCGAGGTGCGCAAATTCACTCTGCCCGGTATCATTGGCTTCCGCAACCGGCACATCGGAAAGCGTTCTAGGCAGATTCACCCGATCCCTGGCGGGCTTATCATGCTTCGGTAACTGCGGCCTCTGTTCGTTCGCCTGCTTCTGCTGTTCCGCCCCAGAGCTCTTGGTGCCACTGCCCCCATACCTGGCAGCAAGGCTGGCTTCAACCTGCTTGTGCGCCTCGGTCAGCAATTCCAGGCCGGTCTTGCCTGCATTCTCCTGGGTGTCCAGAGACCTGAAGATACGCTGAAGAGCGCCATTCAATACCGGATCATCCCGATATTCAGGATTGCTGTTGAAAAACAGGTTCTGCTCATACTTCCAAAGTTGTTCCGCCGATTGCTCATTGAACTTGGCGGCTAGCCGCGCTTCCGTGCGTTGCTGAATGAGCGGGTCGCGCTCCTTGGTGTACTGGATGATGTCGATATCACCCTCCTCGAGCTGCTTGTCGAGCTCGTCCAACTTGGCCTGGAGGTCATCCTCTCCACCACCCATCTGAAGAAATGGGACGAAGGCGCCGTGAGATTGCCTGCCAGCAGGCGTTTCCACTTCCCCGCTTACTTCTTCCCGCCCTTCGGCTTCTTTTTCCCCGCGCCCTTCTTCTTTCTTGCCATCATTCACCTCCTCTTGATCAGAAACAGGTTTCCGATCTTCATGACCACTTTCCAGCACTGCGTTACGTTCCTCCTCGGTCATGAGCGCCAGTTCGGCTTCCGTGAATTCCTGTGCTCTTTGATCTTGATCGTGTTCGTTCGCCATTTAGGCTTCCTTTCCTGGTTTGGGTTTTGCTTTCTCGGCATTCATTGCCTCAAGAGTTGATTGCGTCCTGCTGAACCGACGCTCCCGCTCATTCGCCTGCTGTTCCTGGTGGCTCATGATGGTTTTCATTGCCGAGGTTTCCCGGTTGACCTCCTCGGTTTTCGCTTTCTCCAGGATGAGCTGCACATCGGCCAAAAGCTTCTTGATCTTGGCCGCCTGCTCTTCCAGGGTGCCTTGAATCATTTGCTGCTCAAGCTGTGCCTGTGCGGCTTCCTGTTGCTGCCTGGCCTGCAATTCAGCCTGAACATTCGGGTCTTCCTGATGGTCCGGATCGACCTGTCCGTTAAGCTTCCGAATCCGCTTCACGATCTCATCCTTGCCGGGCACGTCCGAAAGCTCGATCACCAAATCAAGGATGTTGAGCGTGACTTCCGGCGGGAGTTGCCCGCACAGGTTCATAAGCGTCTCGAACATCGCCATCCGGATGGATTCCCTGAAGTCCTGTTGATCGACGATGAAATCCGCCTGGCTCTCGGTAATGTCGTTCAGGATCATCTCTTCGCCGGTCTCCGGGTCAACCCG